TGACAAGATTGAACAAGCGGAGTTTGGTCTGGTAGAAGATGATGATGGCAATCTACAGTACAGCGCACATCGCCATGATTATAAACGGTTTAAGAATGGCAATATGATCGACGGCGGTCGTGCTTACAATAGGTCAAGTATGTGTGGAGTTAAACACTACGTTGTTTGTAACGGTGAAATGACGGAGAAGAATGAAGTGATTGATGGTGATGAGTGAGGCGAGGATGAAACTGTACACGAGTGATAAAGACTTTGACCTGTTGCATCAGGCAGTGGACAAAGCAAGAAAGAATGCAAGAGAAGTAAAAGTACCTAGACAATCTATTCTAAATGTGTTAATGGATCATGCACACTTTATCACTGCACTCAAACAACATGGAGAAGACATTGACTATCCGAATGGAAAAGGCTATTGATCTACTTGTCAAGGTGGCAGAAGATATCACTGATCCAGTTCGTTGCTATCGTCTTGCATCAGGTGTATGGTACAAGAATAATCTTGTAGGTCTTGGTGTTAATTCATACAAGACTGATCCGTTTCAAGCCAAGTACGGCAAGCATGAACATGCCATACACCTGCACGCAGAGGTAGCTGCAATCAAGAACGCAGTGCGTACAGTAGGTGATGACCTGTCTAGGTGTACGATGGTTGTTGTACGTGTGAAGAGAGAACATGAACGTACAAACAAATTCAAAACAACTCTTGCAAAACCATGCAAGGGATGCTATAGATGCATCGTAGAGTTTGGTCTACGTAAAGTTTATTACACAACGGAGAAAGGACTAGAACAGTTATGATCAAAGGTAGCTTTAAGATTGAAGACATTGGTGTGCAACTAGAGATGCACAACGATGGTCTGTATGTTGCCTTCTATCTTGATGCAGACTACGGTGTAAAACCAATCAAGAAAATTTCTTTTGATGATCTTGCTCTCGACTATGTAGATAACACAAAGCAGATGTTCAGAGAAGAGGACATTGACTATCTGTGCTTTGAACTTGGATGTACAATCCACATGTTAGAAACAAAGAGTAAGTCATTCAAACCAAAACTTAAAAAGTTATTGGAAGATTATCCTGACTCTGGTTTTACGGACAGCTTCTGATATGATGGTACTACTGCACGATCTGAAAAACTTTCTCAAAGAGATATCGGTAACAGAAATAAAACATCTCGATCCAGTAAGAGTACGTATCTACGTTCAAGGTTTAATTGATAGTGAGGAAAGAAGAATGACAGACTACAAGACAGGTATTATTCCTAGCATTGTCAATGACTTGAATCACTTACTTGATTTAGCTAATGACTTTGAACCTGATAGTAAACTACAGCATGATGATCTGTTCAATCTTGCAAAGGGTATATCAGATGTGCGTGATAAAATTATCAAGGAATTTCTGACATGACAACAGAACTTGACTTAGCAAGGAATGAAATAAAAGAACTGAACGAACAACTGTACACTGAATACAAAAAGGTTAAAGAACTAAGAGAGCAGGTAGATTATCTAAAAGAAAAACTATCAGCAACTGAAGCAAAGCTAGAAGAACTATCAGAAAGAAAACTAAATGAATCCAGTTAGAATATCTACGTATGAATTTTCCAAATGTTTTTGGAATAAAATATTTGAACACTCTTCCTCATGGTCAAGAGAAAGAAACAAACTGTTTGACACAATGAGCAGGTTGAATGCACTAGAAAGACAAGCACAAAAACCAACAGGTTCTATACCTCCGTTCAGTTGCTTTGCTTTGTATGGTCTTGCTCGTTACTTTCAACCAACAAATATTTTGGAGATAGGTACTTACATTGGTAAGTCTACCTTGTCGATGGCTCATGGTGTAGACAGACGAGGTGTTGAGATACATACCTGTGATATCAGTAACGATCTGACACTACCAAACAATACTGAATGTACTATCGTGCAGTACAATGAGGCGAGCAACTCGATGCTTGACAAGATAATTGAAGATGACAGTATTAGATTTGATATGGTAAATCTTGATGGAAGAATTACACAGGAAGACATTGACAAGTTGTCAGGGATACTAACAGATGATGCAGTCATATGTCTCGATGACTTTGAGGGTATTGAGAAGGGCGTAGCAAACTATTCAATGCTGCGGGCAACAGATAGGTTCAGTCGATATGCCTTGATCTATCCACCACAGGACAGTATAATTACTGCAATGCAGTTCACTGGTAACTCTACCACTGCAGTAATGATACCAATGAAACTAATTAGTTTTGTGAGTCAATAATGAAAGCTGAACTTATATCTTGTCTTGGTACTGATCTGACTGTAGTCAATGCTGCACGTGTGTCCTTTGACAAGGAGAGTGATTGGGAAGTAAACCATAGTGTACGGAAGGAACTGTCAGCAAAGGATGCTGCACTGATACGCTACCTTGCCAAGCATGATCACTTCACACCATTCACACACTGCATGATCACGCTCAGAGAAACTGTACCTATCTTTGTTGCAAGGCAAAGGTTCAAGCATACAATAGGATTTAGTTATAACGAAGTAAGTAGACGGTACGTTGACGACACGCCAGAGTTTTACACTCCAGATACGTGGAGATTCAAAGCTGATAATGTAAAACAAGGATCACATTATACCGGGTTAACGTCACAGGAAGTTAACGGTAAACTACGGGACAAAGAGGAAGCTAATGGTCTGATCATGTCTCCAGAAGAAATTTATGATGACTGTCTGAAAACATATAAGCAACTGCTCAGTATCGGAGTATGTGCTGAACAGGCACGTATGGTCTTGCCTCAGTCAATGTATACGAGTTATTATGTTACTGGTTCTCTATCTGCCTTTGCACGTGCATACAAATTACGTATTGACAAGCACGCACAAAGAGAGATACAAGAACTAGCAGAGAAATGGAACGCAATCATTAAGGATTTATATCCTGTATCATGGGAAGCATTAACAGATGGCAAGTAAGAAAGACATAGGTACTAACAGAAAGATTGAACTGAACAAGCACCAACAGACAAGCATTGGTCATTCAGCTAATACCAATCCAAAGAACAAACACAAACGTAAGAACTGGAAAAGATACAGGGGGCAGGGTAAATGAAAAACCTGTGGGAAAAAGATCGTAAGACAATCTTCCGTGAACTACTAGCTACGTACATGGAAGAAGGATACAACAGAAAGGAAGCAAAGAAGTTAGCTTCAATTGAAACAGAGGAGATTATGGCAGGTGACATGGCGTTTGTCGATGAGTTACTAAACAACCAAGAGGAGTAAGTAACATGAAGAACAAGAAGCGTGATCCTAACTGGCGTTGGATGCGTGCACTGGGACACAAGGTAGTCAAGGACAAGACAATCTACTCACGTAAACTTAAACACAAAGGGACGAGAAAACATGTACCGTCTAGTGAACAAGACCAACAACCAAGCTGTTGATACAGGAACACTAGACGAGATGCGTGATGTTCTTGAGTCAATAAAGTCCTTGACTACCCATCTCAAGTACGCTAACAAACTGAACCGCAGTAGGCGTAAGCTGACTGTGTATGGTGACAGAAACGAAACTGTTTACAGGATCGTGAAGATATGATAGAAACAGAAAGCCACGTGGTAAAGCGTGGTCCTTGCCCTGAGTGTCCATCCAGTGATGCATGTATGACGTACAGCGATGGACACTCTTGGTGTTTTAGTTGTTCAACTTATTTCAAATCAAAGGATGACAGCATGTCAGTTCAACCACAACAAAGCACAGTACGACCTATGGCGGTCAATGGTCAGATCACCAGCATTCCAGACCGTAAGATTTCAGAAGCTACCTGTAAGAAGTACAACGTAAGAACAGTAAGAGATAATTCAAACAAGATCATTCAACACTTGTATCCCTACTATGATAGAGACAACAATCATATAGGTGACAAGGTTCGTAATCTACCCAAGGACATTCGAGCCATTGGTAATGTCGGACAGGGTACACTCTTTGGACAGAACCTATTCAATCAGGGTGGTAAGTATGTCACTATCTGTGAGGGTGAACTTGATGCACTCGCAGCATATGAAATGCTTGGCAGTAAATGGCCTGTCCTTTCCATTAAGGACGGTGCTGCATCTGCACTACGCAACTGCAAAGCAAGTTTAGAATACCTGTCTCAATATGATAACATTGTCCTGTGCTTTGACAATGATGATGCAGGACGCAAGGCAGCAAAGCAGGTAGCCTCACTCTTTGAACCTAACCAATGCAAGATCGTACACCTTGAGTACAAGGATGCGTGTGAGTACATTCAGAACGGTAAGCGTGAAGAGTTTACCCGTGCATGGTGGAACGCCAAGATATACACACCGGCAGGTATTCTCAATCTTGCTGACATGGGTGATGCGCTGTACGAGGAAGGTGACTATAAGACCTGTCTCTATCCTTGGCACGGTATCAATGACAAGCTGTATGGTATTCGTACTGGTGAACTGGTTACGTTCACTGCAGGTACAGGCACTGGTAAGTCAAGTGTGATCAGAGAACTGATGCACCACGTGTTAAATAACACAGAAGAAAACATTGGTGTTATCTCTTTGGAAGAGAATGTACGTTCAACTATCTTTCATCTCATGTCGGTCGAAGCTAATGCTCGACTGTACATCAGAGAGATACGAGAACAGTTCAGCCGTGAAGACCTGACCACATGGCAAGAAGCAACTGTAGGTACACGTAGGTTCTTTGCCTTCGATCACTTTGGCAGCATGAAGACTGACGAGATACTTGGACGTATTCGCTACATGATCAAAGCCTTGGACTGCAAGTGGATATTCCTTGATCACCTGTCCATTCTTGTGTCAGGTCTGGAGGGTGACGATGAACGTAGAAACATCGACAACCTGATGACCAAGCTACGATCCATCGTGGAAGAGACTAACGTAGCATTGTTACTTGTCTCTCACTTACGCAGAGGCAGTGGTGACAAGGGACATGAAGACGGTAAGGAAGTTAGTCTTGCTCATCTACGTGGATCACAATCTATTGCACAGTTGTCTGATGCAGTGGTAGCTATGGAACGTGATCAGCAATCAGATGATCCTAACATTGCCAACACTACCACCATTCGCGTGCTGAAGAACAGGTACGCAGGAGATACTGGTGTTGCATGTCATCTGTTCTTTAACAAGGACACAGGACGCTTGACAGAGGTAGACAATCTAGGTGATAATGGGGAGGAAGATAACTTAGAAGAGGCACTCTAATGGATGTAGTTCTGGACATAGAAACTGATTCTCTTGACGCTACACTGGTGCACTGTATCGTAGCAAAGGACAGAGAAACAGGTAAGCATCATGTCTGGAAGGGTGATCAGTGCATCAATACGTTTCCCCTCTTTGCTAAACGAGTGAACAAGTTTATAATGCACAATGGGATATCGTTTGATGCACCAACTCTTAACAGACTGTTAGGTACACAGATCAAACTGTCACAGTTAGAGGACACATTGATACTGTCTCAGCTAACCGATCCTGTAAGAGACAACGGTCATTCTCTTGAAGCATGGGGTGAGAAACTTCAGTTCAATAAGATTGACTTTAAAGACTTTAGCCACCTGTCTGAAGAGATGGTCACGTATTGTAAGAGAGATGTGGACATAACTGAACGGGTTTGGATCAACCTTCAACCAGAGATACAAAAGATTGATCGTCGTGCCATTGATCTTGAATACAAGATACGTGCGTTGGTCAGTCAGCAAGAAAGGAATGGGTTTACTCTTGATTTACAGAAAGCAACTAGCCTTACCGCACGGTTACAAGACAAGTCATTTGAATTGGAACGAGAAGTACAAACAAGATTTGTTCCTATTCCTGTGGCGATTAAAGAGGTTACACCTCGTTACAAAAAAGATGGCAGTCTTTCTTCTGTGGGTCTGCGGCATATACAAGACCCAACAACAGTTGCAGGACCACACACTTCGATTGACTACCAGACATTTAATCTTGCCTCCCGTCAGCAGATCGTTAGTAGACTAACAAGATGTGGCTGGCAACCAGATAAGTTTACTGAGAAAGGACATGCAATCGTAGATGAGTCTGTGCTTCGGGGTGTTGATATCCCTGAAGCACAGATGATTGCAGAGTATCTTACACTAAAGAAACGTATTGCACAGGTTCAATCATGGATTGATGCAGTACATGAGGACGGTAAAGTACATGGACAAGTTCTTACACTACGTGCTATCTCTGGTAGGATGGCACACCATTCTCCAAACATGGCACAAGTCCCTGCATCCTACTCGCCGTATGGTAAGGAGTGCAGAGAGTGTTGGACTGTTGGAGATGCAGCTAATGTTCTTGTTGGTTGCGATGCTTCTTCGCTTGAACTACGAGCATTAGCACACTATCTTAACGATCCTTCCTTTACAAAAGAAGTTGTGGAAGGTGACATTCACACATCAAATCAAAAGGCAGCAGGACTTGATACACGTGATCAAGCCAAGACATTTATCTATGCCTTTATCTATGGTGCAGGAGCAGCAAAGATAGGACAGATTGTTGGCGGTACGTCACAGGACGGTCAGCGTCTGATAGATACGTTTCTTGGTAACGTGCCTGCTCTTGCTTTGTTAAGAGAAAGGGTTGACAAGGCAAGTCAAAGAGGTTATCTTAAAGGTCTTGATGGTAGATGGTTGAAGGTTCGCAACCAACATGCAGCAGTCAACCTTCTAATTCAAGGTGCAGGTGCAGTTATCTGTAAGCAATGGCTAGTGGAGATAAATACTCTAGTGCGTAAGCATAAGGTCAATGCTAAGTTAGTTGCATCAATACACGATGAGTATCAGCATGAGGTGTACAGGCCACAGGCTGAGAGATTTGGAGAGCTAACTAAACTAGCAATGAAACAAACAGAAAAGGTTTTGAAAATAAAATGTCCACTAGACAGCGAATACAAGATAGGCCAGAACTGGTCAGAAACACACTGATACAATTATCAGATACTGAAATTAAATTGTACACTGAGATAGGTCAGGCACGTTATGACAATAACAGAAAGAAAAGCGTAAGGGATACTGCTGCTAAACGAGATAAGAAAGACCCTTATAAGTTTGATATCCTTGGTGCTGGTGGAGAGTTAGCACTGTACAAAATGATTGGCGAGTATCCACATGGTGTTATGGATATTGGTGTACGTTCAATGGAAAGAGGAACTGACAAAGGAGATTTACTTCTTGATGGTCTTACTGTTGACGTTAAGACAACAGACCATGTGAACGGTAGACTACTTGCTGTGAGTAATAAGTGTCTTGGAGTTGTTGATCTGTTTGCCATGATGGTCAAGCTATCGGACAACAACTTCATGCTGAAAGGTTTTTATCCTTGCCATCTGCTTATCAAGGAAGAGAACTTCAACAAAGCAGACGGTAAGTTTGTTAGAGCATGTTACAATGTAGGACAAGAGGAGTTGATGGACTATGCAGTAGCATTAAAAAAGTTACAACCACTGAAAAAAAGTGCTTGACTCTGTGAATGTGATCAGGCATAATTCGCAAATCGTTGAATGAAAAGCCACATGGTGTGGCGATTAAACCTAGAAAGGAAAACTACTATGAGTGATGTACATATTATTTCTGGCAAGGCTTACTGGGCAAGCGTTATTTCTCCCAACACAACCTACGAACCAGTATACTCTGTCGATGTTTCCTTGGACGAGGATACTAAAAGTCTGATTGAAAGCCTTGGTCTTAACGTGCAGAACAAGGGCGATGATCGTGGAGACTTTGTAAAGATCAAGCGCAAAGTCTACAAGCGTGATGGCTCTGAGCGTCCTGCGCCTATTGTTAAAGACTCACAGAATAATAACTGGGACGGTAGTCTTATTGGTAACGGTAGTATGGTCAATGTTAAGTTTGCTACATATGAGTGGGAGTACAATAAGAAGAAGGGTGTAGCATCTGATCTGATGGGTGTGCAGGTTGTTGACCTTATTTCATACGGTGACAATAAGGATTTCTCTGCAGTAGAAGGTGGTTATACTGTAGGAAATAACGAACAAGTAGGTGAGGACGTTCCGTTCTAACCGTCCCTAACACGGGGTTGCTATTATTTTAGAGCAACGATTGCTGACAGGTGTGGAGAGGGACTGTCAGATTATATAACTAACTGACAAAGGAACTAGACTATGACTAATGAAGGTAAACTACTTGGTGCACTACGTAAGCGTATGCGTGTTACACGTAAGACTGCTATTCAACGTGGATGGTCAGAGAACTTAACTGCAGATATCTCACGCCTCCGTAACCGTGGGTATGACATTGCTACTGTCACTGCTAAAACACCATCAGGTGAACCGTATACTCGCTATCGTTTGATGGCTGAACCGCAAGCAGCAGAGTAATTAAAATGACAACAGCACAGAAAACAATTGATACTTTGGTAGAGGACATTTACAGTCTGTTCACCAGTGATGGACCTACAAAGATTCCTGCCAGTGCTTTGCAGGACTTTGCCAAGGATGTTACTGATGCTGTTGTCAATGCTCTTACTGAGGAAAGAAAGCCAAGAAATAATTTAAGGCTGTCAATGATTGGTCAACCAGCAAGAAAGGTATGGTACTCTGTCAGATCAACTGAACAGGAAGAACTGGCTGGTTCTGATTATATCAAGTTCCTGTATGGAGATATCCTTGAAGCACTTCTTGTCTTTCTTTCCAAAGCTGCTGGTCATAAAGTTGCTGACCAACAGAAGCAGGTAGTACTGAATGACGTTGTTGGTCATCAGGATGCAGTGGTTGATGATGTTCTTGTTGACTTTAAGAGTGCATCGTCATTCTCTTTTAAGAAGTTTACTGAAGGTATGGTATTCAAGGATGATCCTTTTGGATACGTTGCTCAACTATCTGCTTATGCTCAAGCAAACAATGCCAAAGAAGCTGGTTGGGTAGTCATTGATAAAACAACAGGAGAGATTGCTTACTGTCCTGTACATCAGATGGACATGATAAATGCAGGACAACGGATTGACTATCTCAGAGGTGCTATGGAAAACGATAAGCCACCTGCTCGCTGTTATGACCCTGTGCCTGATGGGCAGTCTGGCAATATGCGTCTTGATACTGGCTGTAATTATTGTGCTTTTAAGTTTGATTGTTGGTCTGACGCAAACGGTGGTAAGGGCTTGCGTTCATTTCAGTACGCGAATAATGTCAAGCATCTTACGCACGTAGCACGTGAACCTAATGTCCCAGAACTATAGGTTTAGATCACGCTCTGAACGTAGAGCAGCAGACTATCTGATAGAATTAAATATTGACTTTGAGTTTGAACCACACTACATTCCGTATATGTGGATCGAGTCAAAGAAATATCTTCCTGACTTTATTCTTCCCTCTGGTATTATACTAGAGGTGAAGGGAAGGTTTACTCTTGACGATAGAAAGAAACATCTTTTTCTTAGGCAGTCTAATCCTGACTTAGATGTACGTTTTGTATTTGATAACCCTAACAAGAAACTAAACAAAGGAGCGAAGACTACCTATGCAGACTGGTGTAACAAGAATGACTTTATGTTTTGTAAACTCTCTGACGGTATTCCTGACAGTTGGCTAGATGAGAGAAGGAACAGAAAAGTTTCTGGTAGAAATAGAAAGTCTAGTAGAAAACAAAACAACAAGCCCTGAACAGATACTATTCCTTGGGGTTGTCTTACAAGCAATGCTTGATGCAACCAAACCAGAAAACAATAGAGAATCAGGAGAGTCTAAGACAGCACGTGATGCTGCAAAGGCATGGTTCTTTGCTTCAGTTGGAGTAACTGCTGAAGACTTTAGTACTGTCTGTGATATAGCAGGTGTGGATGCAGACTATGTTCGTAGCTTTGCATTCAAGGTTCTTAAATCTAAGGAGATTAAATATGTTCGTAGGCGTATCAATGCCGTCCTCACATTCGACTAGGGAAAAACAAATGGACAGAGACACAGAAATTGCTAAAATGTATGCTGAACTTCCAAACTTTAAGTTTGATGAGTCAGACTACATAGACGAGATGCATGAATACATTTCATCTACATACAAAGAACACTATGCAAAAGGAAAATATCAAGCCACAGATATCATCCTTGATAGTGGACATGGCGAGGGTTTTGTCATGGGTAACATATTGAAATACTGGAAGAGATACGGTAACAAAGAAGGAAAGAACAGAAAGGACTTGCTAAAGATTATTCACTATGCGATAATCATGCTTTATGTCCACGATCATGTAACTAAGGGAGAATAGAATACATGCCTACATTTCGATCCAATGAAAATCCAATGTTCCGTTCCAAGTTTAGTGAGGATATCTTCAAACATAAGTATGCACATCATGGTTGTGAAACATGGTCAAGCCTAGCTTCCGTTCTTGTTGATGATGTATGCAGTCCTTACCTCAAGGAAGACGAGAAGGATCAGCTAAAGGAATACATTACTGATCTAAAGTTTATACCCGGCGGCAGGTACTTGTACTATGCTGGTCGACCTAACAAGTTCTTTAACAACTGCTACCTGCTACGAGCAGAAGAAGACACACGTGAAGACTGGGCAAATCTCTCATGGAAAGCAGAGTCATGCCTGATGACAGGTGGTGGTATTGGTGTTGACTATTCTGTGTATCGTGAAGAGGGCAGAGTGTTGTCTGGTACTGGTGGTCTTGCCTCTGGTCCTATACCAAAGATGATGATGATCAATGAGATTGGTAGACGAGTTATGCAGGGTGGCAGCAGACGATCTGCTATCTATGCCAGCCTTAATTGGAAACATGCCGACGTAGAAAAGTTTCTGGTCAGTAAGAACTGGTATGACATGCCCGTTGGTAACACAGGCTTTACTATCGGTCAGGTAAAGGAACAAGACTTTAACTTTGTTGCTCCTTTGGACATGACTAATATCAGTGTAAACTACGATACAGAATGGCTCATAAACTATTGGGAGACAGGAGATGTTGGGACTACTTTTAAGCAGAATGTACAGCAAGCCTTACGCACTGCTGAACCGGGATTTTCGTTTAACTTTTTCGACAAAGAAAATGAAACACTCCGTAATGCGTGCACTGAGGTATGTTCGGCGGATGATTCGGACGTATGTAATCTAGGATCAATTAACCTTGGAAGAGTTGATAATCTTCAAGAGTTTAAAGACATAGTTACCTTGGCAACCAAGTTCCTTATGTGCGGTACATTCAAGGCAAAGCTGCCATACGAAAAGGTATACGATGTACGCATCAAGAACCGTAGATTAGGTCTTGGTTTGATGGGTATGCATGAGTGGTTGATCAAACGTAACTCTAAGTACGAGGTAACACCTGAGTTACATAAGTGGTTAGGTGTATACAAAGGTGTTAGTGATGAAGTTTCAAAGAAGACTGCTAATGAGTTTAACTGCACCATACCAGTAGCTAACCGTGCTATTGCACCAACAGGAAGCATTGGTATTCTTGCAGGTACAAGCACAGGTGTTGAACCTATCTTTGCTGTCGCATACAAACGACGGTACTTGAAGGGAGGTACACGCTGGCACTATCAATATGTTGTTGACAGTGCAGCACAGGAACTGATAGACTTGTATGGTGCTAATCCTGAGAAGATTGAGTCTGCTCTTGATCTTGCTGAAGACTATCAAAGGCGTATCAAGTTTCAGGCAGACGTTCAGGACTACGTTGATATGTCAATCTCTTCAACCATTAACCTACCAGCATGGGGAAGTAAACTTAACAATGAAGATACTGTTGACAGCTTTACTGATGTACTTGCTTCTTACGCTCACCGTTTACGGGGCTTTACTGTATACCCTGATGGTTGTCGTGGTGGACAACCACTAACCTCAGTACCTTATGCTGAAGCTGTGGATAAGTTAGGTGAAGAGTTTGAGGAAGGTCTTGAGACACATGACATTTGTGACATTACTGGACACGGAGGGAGTTGCGGAGTTTAATGCTTACGTACCACACGTATAAAGAAGTATTGCCAAAAGAACTATGTGATAGCATTTTAAATATCGCCAAAGAAATAGATAGTCAGGAAGCTGATGTATACGAGAGTGGTGATAGTGTACGTCTTGAAGAAATAAGAAACAACAGGATTGCTTGGCTAGAAAATCCTGAACTTACTTCCATTCTTCAACTGTACGCAGAGACAGCTAACAAGGAAGCTGGCTGGAACTTTCACATGAATTGTTTTGAAAGTCCACAGATATCCTTCTATGGTAAGGGACAGTTCTACGACTGGCATATGGATGCTGGCGTAGAACCACCCTCTGATCCTTTCACAAGAAAGCTAACGGTGTGTGTTTCACTGAACAGTGAGTTTAAGGGTGGTGATCTTCAAGTACAGAAGTGGGTGCATCCTCAAGCAGGAGACAGGTTTGCTACCCTTAAAGATATGAGAAGGGCAGGAAGCATTGCTGTCTTTCCTTCCTTTGTATTCCATCGTGTTACAAAAGTAAAAGAAGGAGAACGATGCTCTCTTGTCTGTTGGTTTAGAGGAGAAAGGTTTACTTAACTTTTTTCTTGACAATGATTGTATACTGTAGTAGTATATGCATGGTACGACCATAGTGGTGTACCTAATTAACTTGCTTATTAAAGGAGATAGCAATGAACTTTATTGAATACATTAACAAAAACTCAAAGACACTTCCAGACTATATGTTGGGATTTACTTTTGAAGATTTGTTCAAACGTGTGCCAAGTAATGTTGGTGCATTCCCTCCGCATGATCTAGAAAAGAATGGTAATATTTACAGTCTAACACTAGCTGTTGCTGGTTACTCAAAAGAAAATATTTCAATTGAATTGAAGGATAGTATCCTTACTATTGTTGGCGATAGGAATGGCGATGATAGTAAGAACTATATTGTATCAGGCATTGCGGCACGTAAGTTCCGTAAGTCATTCTCCTTGTCTGATGCTATGGAAGTAAGAGACGCTGACTTAAAGGATGGTCTTCTTACTATTACATTGGAAGAAGTTGTTCCTGAAGAAGAGCAACCTAAGTTGATCGAAATAAAGTAGGCATAACACTGGGGGATGCATCGAGGTGGTAGCGGTATTCGCTGATGCATCCCCCTTTTTTTACAGGGAGTATGGATGAGTTTTCTTGAACCAACTATAAAGGTAGACCTTGCAACAACTACCTGCGATAACATTGTAGTAGAAATTCTGAAGAGCGTTGTCATTGACGATCTAAGTAACGATCTTATTGAAGATGAACTAAAGTCTGCTATGCTAACCACACTAGAATACTTTATGATTCCTACAGAATTTAAAGCATTCAAAGAGTTAGCACAAAAGATTTCAGAAGAAGCTGACTATGAGTAGTCTTCCTACAATCTACATAGGCTATGATCCAAAGGAAAAAACGTACTGTGATGTGCTGGAATACAGTATCAATAAATATACTTCCGGTCCTGTAAATATTGTACGCCTTACTCAGGATAGTGTAAGACGTTCAGGTTTGTATTGGAGAGCAGGTACTATCAAAGAAGGACAGCAGGTAGATACGTTTGACAATAAGCCTTTCTCTACTGAGTTTAGTTTCACACGTTTTCTTGTACCATTCCTTAATGTGCACCAAGGTCTTGCCCTGTTTATGGACTGCGACATGTACTTTAGAGGTGACGTTATGAAACTATTTAATATGTTCTCGGACAGAGACTTTAGTATTGCCTGCGTCCACCACAACTATGTTCCTAAAGATACACACAAAATGGACAACCAGTTACAGCAGTCTTATTACAGAAAGAACTGGTCTAGCTTTATGCTTTGGAACTGTGCAAGTCCAGAATTAAATGAACTTACTGTAGCTGACGTTAATGTTAAGAACGGTAGCTGGCTACACTCTTTCTTTTGGTCAGAGAAAGTAGCTCAATTAAGTGAAGAGTGGAACTGGCTTGACGGTCATTCATCTGAGGACATTGATCCTAAGTGTGTGCACTTTACAACAGGTGGTCCATTGTTCAGAGGATGGGATGGTAAGAGAGAGATAGACA